TAAAAATTATAGCAAATTTAAATCTTCTTCTGAAGCAAAAGAACGAGAGGTCTATTTTCAATTTAGAAAAGTATATCAAAAAGCCAAGATACAATTTAAAAATACACCAAGAGATAAAAAACAAATCATAGTAATTAATTAAGGAGTGAAGATGAGTGATATAAACACAGAATACGTAAAAATGCAAATTCAAGAATATCTTGTAAATTTAGTAAAATTGATTCCTGCTGAGATATTAGCAATTTATACTATTGCTATGACATTTGTTCCTGCTACTTTAACTGGAGCATTATTTGTAGCAATTCCACTTGCTATACTAGTTCCACTTTATCTTAGATTTACTCTAGATGTAAAAAATATAAAACAAATTGTTATTTCAACTTTAGCTTTTATTGTTTGGCTTTTTGCTCTAGGAGGCCCATTTATCTATTTTCCATGGTATGAATCTTGGATGGCAGGAGCATTGCTCACCCTCTTTACTCTTATCCCACCAATTTTATTCAAAACACCAATTGAACAAATTACAGAATCAACAACCAAGAAAAAGAAGAAAATAATGAATACCAAGAGTTGGAGACAAATCTAAGCATATTTATATATGATTGTATAACAATCTAAAAATTTTAAATCGGAGGTGCTAGTTGTATGGAAGCAAAAACACTTGAAGAGAAGACTACCAAAATCGTAACCCTTTTACAGGTTGCCAAGGACTTGAATACAGTGTTTTTCCCACAAAAGGAAAAGAAAGCTGACATTATACAAAGTGTAATCGTCAAGCTTGAAAAAGAATTGCAAGATTATTAATAAAAAGCAAACCTCTCTGTTTAGAGAGGTTTTTTTTGCTATATAATCTTTTTAGGAGGCAACATGCTGGACAAAGCTATTCGTCATGGCAAGGAACATCGCAAGCCTTATTATGGAGCTGGTAAGTATGATAAGACTTGTCGCCCTCATGGTGGATGTCCTTGGTGTGAGAGAAATAGAACTTTCTTTGATTCCAAGCGTCGAGTTGCTGCTGCCCTGGATGCTCTTGAGATAGATGAAGAAGACGTCCAGATTATGACTAATGCTTGGAAAAATTTTTAGAAAAATTGTACTTTTTGATAAAATTGTGTAAGATAAATGCATATATATAGGAGAAAGGAAAAGCAAATGACTATTACTTTTAAAAAGTATTATTTTATACTCAAAGGCATGGAACTTGAAGGAGACATGTTCAGGGAGTAGTAGTCATATAAAGAAGTGATTACAAGCTCCCATGAAAATGGGAGCTTTTTTATTGACAATTTAGAGAAGGAGAAATGCCGGAGTAGCTCAGTTGGTAGAGCAGCAGACTGAAAATCTGTTTGTCGTCAGTTCAATTCTGACCTCTGGCATATTATGGGTCGGTAGTCTAGCGGCGAAGGCAAGAGACTGTAAATTTTATAATAAAATTAACTGTATTCGAACTAACTGTAAAGATAAATATATCTTAGGGGGTTCGAATATGAAATGTGAAAATTGTGGACAAGAGCATGATGGTTCTTATGGGTCAAGAAGATTTTGTTCTTCTACATGTGCTAGGGGGTTTAGTACAAAAGAAAAAAGAAAAGAAATAAATAAAAAAGTTTCTAAAAAGTTAAGAAAAGATGGCTTAACATTAGAACAAAAGAGGCAAAAAAAGAATAAAGAAAAACATGCTTCTTATGTAAGAGAAACAGAAGTAACTTCAATTATGGATTTAAGCAAAAGAACTGTTATGAAAATTTTAAGAAGAATGGAATTGCCATGTTTTTTTTGTGGATGGTATGTTGTTAATGTATCTTGTGATGTACATCATATTGTTGAAAAGAAAAAGGGCGGAACTGATGAGATGAGTAATTTAACATATCTTTGCCCAAATTGTCATAGACTAGTTCATTCAGGGGTTCTTAAATTTGATAAGCTAGTAAATATGCAAGATTATATAGGAGATTCTTGGAAAAAATTTTATTATGTAAAAAATGGCAAAATTATTACGGGGAGTGTTCCTGCCGGGTGACTGTAAATCACTTGTCATATAAAAGGTAGGTGGCGGCGAAGAGGTTCGATTCCTTCACTCCCCATACCGTAGGTTCGAGTCCTACCCGGCCCAAGTTTTTGCCCAGGTATCCCGTAATCGGAAGCGGAGCGGTCTGTAAAATCGTCACCTAAGGTTCAGTGGGTTCGACTCCCACACTGGGCAATATCAATCTCCGGTAGCAAAAACTTATTTAATCTATGGACGATTAAATAAGAGTGGTGGTTGAAATACCATATAGTAGCTATCGAAAAGGAATTCCATGCTTAAGGAGGCAAATAGTTCCTACCTTGTGAAACCTAAGCAAAGGTTATGGTCTGAAAAGGGACGAATGAGATTGATTTTATCCTGATTTAGCGCAATTGGTAGCGCACCTGACTGAAGATCAGGTCATGTCTGGGTTCGAATCCCAGGATCAGGACAACCAGGGAGACATGGGTTCGAGCCCCATCTGCCCCTAAAACGGGGCGGTAGTTTAATCGGTAAAACACCCTCTTTTTATGGTGAGATAGCCAAGTTGGTAAGGCAGCACTTTTAATTTTTTAATAATTGGGAGACAGATAAATATATGAAATTTTGTAAAAATTGTTATAAAGAAATTTCTGATTCTTCTATTACTGGCTATTGTAACTCATGCTATCCAAAAACAGATGAAGCTAAAAAGAAAAATTCAGAAGGAGGAAAAAAAGCACATAAAGAACACCCAGAATCTTATTCAAAAGTGAAAGGTTGTTTTTCTAAGGATTGGCAAAATGAACATCCTAATTGGCATAAGAAATGTTCTGATACATTAAAAGAAAAATACAAAAGTGGAGAAATTATTCATCAATTAAAAGGTAAAAGTTTATCTGATGAAACAAAAGAAAAAATCTCTAAATCAATGAAAAAAGTTGCTATAGAAAAAGCTGAACAATATTCTGGTAGATATAACAGAGGATATGTAAAATATAAAGAAATTGATGGATTTGGATTATTGGGATCATGGGAGGAATTAGTCTATTATGAATTAAGAAAAAATAATATTATTCCTAAAAAACCAACGGGATTTACTTATTTATTTCATAATAAAAATAAGATTTATTATCCTGATTTTTATATAGAAAATTTAAATATTTATATAGAAGTTAAAGGATATGAAACTGAAAAAGATAAAGCAAAATGGAGCCAGTTTAATGAAAAATTGATTGTTTTAAAAAGAAAAGAAATTAATGCAATAAAAAATGGAAAGTCTATCTTAGATTATTTGGTGACGTAGCAAAGAAGGTAATGCCCTGGTCCCATAAACCAGTTATGCAGTGGTTCGAGTCCACTCGTCACTATATAATAAATGGTGCCCATCGAGGGTTCAAGCCCCTCTCTCACCATTGTTCCTTGATAATATAGAGAAGGGTTTCTTATTTGGGCGGTTGACAGATCGGTGATGTGCTGGCCTCTTAATCCAGTCAAGAGAGGTTCGACTCCTCTACCGCTCATTCTGGGAAGTCGCACTTCCCCTGAGGAATTAAATATCACCACAAATGATGACGTCTATAAAGTGGAGTGATTTAATAAACCTCAGTTTTATGGACCTATAGATCAATCTGGTAGATCGACGGGCTTTTAACCCGAAGGTTGTAGGTTCAAATCCTACTAGGTTCAATTGTAGCGGGGTGAAACGGAATTCATATCACTCTCATAAGGTGAAGATAGCAGGTTCGACTCCTGTCGCTGCAATATGGTTTGAGGGATACCCAGAAGCTAAATTTGCATAGAAAAATAAAAGACTACTAAAAGCTTTTATTTTGAAATCTTATTTGGTGAGGTAAAAACTCCTTGATAAAGATTTAGTAGATCTTTATCTTTGGACCCATAACTCAGTTGGTAGAGTGATAGACTCTTAATCTATTCGTCGCAGGTTCGACCCCTGCTGGGTTCATTATTTTGCATAATTTAAACAAGATAACTATATGAAAACACAAGATGCAAAACCTGGACATTTTTATAGAATATCTTCATCCTCTTCTATGAAAACATTTCTAGTAGGAAAACCTGATACTGTACCAGAAAGCATACATGTCTGGTTTTATGATATTGCCGGTGATAAGTTCTATCTATATGATAAACATTTCTATTATGGTCAAGAAATTCAAGAAGTTGAAGCGGAGAACTTAAAAAGAAATACCATAAAACATCTTTTTGAAGAAGAAGACAGTTACTTTGCAAAAAATTTTTAGAAAGCATATATTATAGTGTATAATCTTATGCAAGGAGATTATAAGATGAAAGCTGAAGAAATGATTTCGATTATAATTAAATCTGCTTACAAGAAATTTGGCATTCATAATGATTTTGATATGGGTACACTTGTTGGTAGTGTAATTCGTGAAGGGATAGAGAAAACCTCTACCCGTATAGTTTATAAGGAAGAATTTATCGAAGGAGTTATTGCTGGTCTTAATGTAGAGCCGTAATTACATGGTCCTGTCTTACTAATTGGTTAGGTGGTCACCCTTTCAAGGTGAAGGAACGAGTTCGAATCTCGTCAGGACTAATAGGACGTTGATGATTTTAGTTCACCTCGCCCTGGAAAGTAAAGCAAAAATGCTTGAAAATTCTCAGGTCTACGAGCTTATATGAACGAAATGAGAGCCTCTCCCTAGTGGAGAAAATCAACAACTTGGTCCCTTCGGCTAATGGTTAGGCCGAGACCCTCTCAAGGTCTAGATACGAGTTCGATTCTCGTAGGGACTATAGTTTAGACAAAGGAAAAACATTGTATAATAAACAAATAAACATAAGAGGATACAATGAAAACCTTTAACACAGAACCTAATTTTTCTATTGTTCTCCCTGGTGGATGCAATGCTCACTGCTCTTTCTGTTTCTGGAAAGAAGAAAAGGCAAGTGAAGATTATCTAGAAAAGCTTAAATCTACTTTACTTTCTATTCCATCACATTTTAAACAGTGTTCACTTACCGGTGGAGAACCTACACTTTCAGTTCATTTTATTGATGTTCTGAAAATTGCTTTTGCTAAATTTTCTAAAGTAGTGTTGACAACTAATGGTTGTAATCTAGAAACATATATTCCAGAAATTGAAAAACTACTTAAAAAAACCAAAACAAAATTTCATGTGAATATAAGTCGCCATCATCATGATAATGATAAAAACATGGAAATGTTTGGAACAGATACCATCCCATCAAATGATAGCCTTGTTCAACTTATCAACAAACTGAACAAGATTGGAATTGATGTAAATGCTAATTGTGTTTTGACAGAGGAATATGATTCTAGAGAGAGCATTGAAGAATTTATTCAATTTGCTAAACAGAGTAATTTTTCTTCCATTGCTTTTCGTAAACAACATGGTAATCTTGAACCTTCAAATCAGGAATTATTCTTTAATGATTATAAACCACTTTATGTTGGCAAGTGTCCTGTATGCTACACCAAAGAACAGCTTGTCTTGGGTATGAAAGTTCAGTGGAAGAGTTCAATGGCAGAACCAAAAGAGACAATTACTGATAGTGTATATGAACTTATTTATCAGCAAAATGGTAAATTGACAATGGATTGGGAAGGAAAGGAGGAAATTATAACTCTAGAAGATGAATTATATACACCTAATCAGATTGTTAAAATGGCAAAAGAAGGACTAATTCATCTTGGCGAAGAGTCAAGAAAGAAAAAATCTACTTCCATTCGAGGTGGTGGATGCTGTGGCTCTGGTAGAGGATGTTAGGAGGAAGTATGTTATTTTTAGCACAAGTTTCTTATACTAAAACGTATTATATGCACGACCATGGTGAAGAGAAGGCTGAATTTAGACTTGTCGAGGCTGATGATGAAAAACAAGCCTATCAGAAAGTTGAAGCATATTTTAATGATATGACACAAGAATATGCAGTCTACTACTCTATAAATTCTATTACTATCTTAGAAACAATTTCCTAAGGAGAAAAAGATGGATATTGAAGTAGAGGAATACGTTAATAAACATAAGAGAAAGTATAAAAAGTTTGAACAAGAACTAGTAGAAAAGTCAAAAAACCCTGTTTTCAGTGAGTTCATAGCATATATGGAGCAGCTGACTAGAGGAAGAAAGCAAGATGAATTTGTTCGTTATTTCTTGCATTTTCATACAGATATAACTTCCAAGATTATTGATTATTACAAAGAACTATTTAAGGAGAGAAAAAATGACAGAGGGAGAGCGCCATCTATTTGAATTTATGAATGATATGTCTGGTTCATTTTTTAACAACCTATTTCAAGCTATTTTCAAAGCAGATAGGGGTAATTTAGAGAGGATGAGACTCTCTTTCCCAGAAGAGGTGCAGGCAGTCATCCGCTATCAGAATGAAGATGGTTATTGGGATAAATTACAAGAGAGTTATAAAAATGAGGTTTAACGCGGTCGTGGTGGAACGGAATACACGCTAGCTTGAGGTGCTAGTGCCGAAAGGATTGAGAGTTCAAGTCTCTCCGGCCGCATATTTGCTCCTATAGCCCAACTGGCAGATGGCAATAGTTTCAAAAACTATCAAGTGAGGGTTCGAATCCCTCTAGGAGCATAAAAAAAACATTTGGAGGTTTAAAAATGAAGCTTCATTTCCATAAATACGGAGAATGGCAAGACGTAGGAATTACCGCGTTATATGGTGATGGTTTTGGAAATAGTACAAATTTTCCCACAGGAAGATATTTAAAACAAATTTCACGTTGTAAAATTTGTGGAAAAGCTAAAATTAGAAAAATTAATCTATAGGGGAAAAAATGAATAAAATTCAAGAATTGCTCAAAGAAAAGATTGTCATAAGATTGACAAATCCTGAAAGGTCTTCAGTTCTTGGTATGCTTGTTGATAATGCCAAGAAAACAGCTAAAACCCAACTTCGTGAAGTAATGGACGATGACATTGGTTCAGCTGCTAAAAAAATGAAGAATGAAGCTTTGAAGGCAATCGAAGAATATAAAAAAGGAAATGGTGATTATTCACACCTTGAGCGTGAGATCACTATCCTTGAAGAGTTCATTCCACAAGGGTTGACAGAAGAACAAATTCTTGCAAAGGTTAAAGAAGTAATCAATTCTTTACCTGATGAAGAAAAAGTGGTAAAAAACATTATGCCAGTTCTAAAGTCAATTCCTGGAATGGATATGAAAATTGCTAAATCTTGTATTGACAAGATTTTAGCATAGTTCTTAACGCAGGGAAACTTGCTATATGCCATCATAACCCAACTGATGGATAGCAATAGGCTAAGAATCTATAAGATGAGGGTTCGAATCCATCTAGGAGCATAAGGAATTTAGAGTGTTTAATCAGGATGTAGACTATCCTATAGAGGATAGAACCGAGATGTTTTGGCAAGTGAATGACAAATTTATGATTGGCTTAGGTGTTAGATACTCTACGACATTAGAAGGATTTATGTCAGATTGGGATTATCATATTGATACAATCTGTGATGAGCATATTTATCGTCAAGGGAAATATACTTTGATGGTTATTCAACTTAATATGGGTGAAGGTAAATTCTTGGCGATATATGATAATGAAAAAGAAATCAAGCCTCCTCCATATTATTTTACTTGATAGGAGATAAAAATGAGTTTGATTGATGATTTTAATAAGGCTAAACAAGCAATTTATGACCATGTTGGATTTGTTGAAGATTATGTTATTTATCCTATAGAAGATTATACAGAAATGTACTGGAAAATTACACCTGAATATGCATCTTGGATGAGAGAAATGCATGAAAAACAGACCGGTGAGAAATTAGAACCCTCTGAGTCTCAAGGAGTTACATTTCATGAAACAAAAGAGTTTGTAGAAGATAGAGACGGAAATAGTTATGAACATGAAATCTACACTCAAAGATTTTATAGTAAATGGATTTATAGAGGTGAAAAATATACTATGATTTTTGTGGATACACATACAGATGGAAACAAGTTTTTTGCAATATATGATAATGAAAAAGAGGTAAAAAATGCGTAAGTTAATGGAGATTTATGAAGCTGAAAATGGTTTGATTATTAAAAAGGAAAAAAAGACTTATCATCTGTTTTATTCCTCAACAGAAGAAAAAACAGAATCAATAAAAATAACAAATACAAAAGAGGCTTTTGTTTTTTTAACAGATTTTTTTGCTGATAAATTAAAAATAGATAAAAAAGAATGGATAACCGAAGATTCTTTTGGTCATCATATTCAATATAGATTAATGCTTGAAGACATGCCCTCATAGCCCAACTGGTAGATGGCAATAGGCTAAGAACCTATACAGTGTGAGTTCGAATCTCACTGAGGGTATACTTGCTCCTAGGAGGGAGGGTCTCCCATCGATTCTTATAAAGTCGCGATTCCTGGCTCAAACCCAGGTAGGAGCATCATGCGCTATTGGTGTTTAATGGCTAGCACTCCAGACTTCCACTCTGAAGGTAAGGGTTCGAATCCCTTATAGCGCTTTTATGAATGTTAATATATTAAATCTTGAAAAAAGAAAAACTCTTTATATTAAGAATAAAGTAGAAAAATATATTAAACTTCTTGGTATAAAAAATACAGAAAACATTATTATTAGATTTGTAAAAAAAATACCTAATCAATCAAAAAAAGTTATGGGGGTTTATTGTCTTGCACCCATTACAAGACCAAATAAAAAACCACCAAATAAACATCTTATTTATATAAGAAAGGATTTGATTACTAAAAGGTATCATTTATTAAGAACACTAATGCATGAACTTGTCCATGTAAAACAATATACAAGTGGTAAAATGTCTTGGGTCTGTTATCAATTAAGAAGTAATAATGTGTTTGTTTTTTGGAAGAAAAAAAGACTAGGTGAATTTGAAGATTTAGATTATTATTCCTCTCCTTGGGAAATTGAAGCACGAGAAATTACAAAGAGAATGCAGAAAGAAAAAAAGTTATAAAACCTGGTCCCATCGAACAACGGTCAGTTCGAGAGATTTTCAATCTCTAAATACGGGTTCGATTCCCGTTGGGACCCATAATTATTAAATCGAACTTAATTTAATTAATAGTTCCTTATAAGATAATAATATGTATACATATTATTATTTATATAAAATTACTAATTTATTAAATGGTAGAATTTACATTGGTGTTCATCGTACTAATAATTTAGATGACAATTATATGGGCTCTGGAATTATATTAAAACACGCACAAGATAAATATGGATTAAAAAACTTTAAAAAAGAAATATTAGAATTTTTTGACAATGAAAATGATATGTTTCAAAAAGAAATCGAAATAGTTAATACAGGTTTTATCTTAAGAGAAGATACATATAATATATCTACTGGTGGTAGAGGAGCAGATTTTAATATTTTATCCAAAGCAGGAAAAATTGGTGGTAAAATTTGTGGAAAATATTTATATGAAAATAGTATGGGGATGTTTTCTGAATATAGTGTTGAAAAAAGAAATAGATATCTTGTTTCTAAGGAAAATTTGAATCGTCTTATAAAGATGAGTAAAAAAGCTAATAGTTTAGACACAATAAATAGAAAGAAAGAAACTTTTGCTAAAATTAAACATCAACAAGGTTCTAAAAATAGCCAATATAATACTATGTGGATTACAAATGATATAATTAATAAAAAAATTAATAAAGAAGAACAAATACCTTTTGGATGGAAAAAAGGAAGAATCCAA